ACATCGCTCCTTTGATGCTTTCTTACACACAAGAGAAGGCAGGGTTTACTACTCAGATAAAAGAGAATGTATTATATTGTCCAATCAAAGAAAGTACACTCAATCTAATTAAGCGATTAGAGAAGGATAAAGTAATCGAAGGAAAGGAAGAGGTTATACTTGCTGATACTGCGGTTAAGTTAATGCAGAAGGTACACCAGATGTATAGTGGTACTGTTAAATTTGAAAGTGGGAACTCAAAGGTATTAGATACATCGAAAGCCGAGTTTATACACCACCATTTCAAAGGTCAAAAGATTGCTATCTTCTATAAATTCAAAGCTGAGTTAGATGCCTTAAAGATGGTCTTTGGCGATTTCCTTACAACTGATTTAGAAGAGTTTGATAATAGCGATAAATGTATAGCTTTACAAATCGTATCTGGAAGGGAAGGAATATCTTTAAAGAACGCTGAATATTTGATTTACTACAACATTGACTTTTCAGCTACTTCATATTGGCAGTCAAGAGATAGGCTTACGACAATGGAACGATTAACGAATGACATCTATTGGATATTCACAAGAAACGGAATAGAAGAAAAGATTTATAAGTCAGTACAAAACAAAGCAGATTATACACTTTCACACTTCAATAAAGACCATGGCATCAAAGTACCAACAAAGAGTAATACAACAGTTAGAACGGTGGGGTTTTCTCGTAGTTAAAACGATAAGACTTAATAAGTCTGGTTTCGGTGACCTCATCGCTATAAAAGATGGAAAGACTATCTTCATTGAATGTAAAGAGGTTAAAGATACAGTAAGCGCATTACAACTTTATCGAGGTCGTGAAGTTGAAAAGTACGGAGCAAAATTTATATTATCACAAGATGGAAAAGAAAATGATATTACCAAGTGGGATTTATTACGGCTCACTTCCTGACCACATCATTATAAGTGGTGTCGAATGGATTGCAACAGCAACAGGAATCGTTGAAGGTGTCACTTATGATAAATTAATCAACTCTAAAACGAGAGAGATGAAAACCATTAAACGTGAAAAATTGTTAAAATTTTTAGAAAGTGAACAACATAAAGAATAAATAACTATATTTGTCTATGTTTAATTAAAAACGAAAGTTTATGTCAAGAAAGAGTGAGTTTACAAGCAGTTACGAAAGACCTGCAACGATGTACCTAGAATGGTCATCTAATGACAAATGTTTCAAGTATTGGAACAATGATGATAAAGAAAATGTATTGGTAGAATTACCTTTTACTTTCTTAGTTCTTAAAGAAATGCACACCGTTAAAGGATGGCATGATAAGAGTCAATCAGGAATCTATGCTAATGAAGTGAAGAATATCTCAAGTGAGGTTATCGAAGTGAAATCTTTTAAGGGTGGATTACTTGCGAAAGGAATCTACAAAGAGATTAAAGAAATCATTAACAATGTTGGCGGTAACTATGTTAAGTCAATCTATGCGATGACTAAAGATGGTGAAATCATTAACATCGCTTTGAAAGGTGCTGCGGTTCAAGAATGGGGTGAAGCATTTAACAAAGGTCGTTCAAGAATGGCTGATGAATGGATTACTGTTGCGGGTGCTGATGACCGTAAGAAGGGAAGCGTTAAGTATTCAGTTCCTTTATTTGCTTTCGATAAGTCATTGAGTACAAAAGAGAATGACCTTGCCGATGTTGCTTACAACAAGTTAGAGGCTTCATTATCTAATCGTGATACTCGAAAGGTTGAATCATCCGATGATGATGACTTTGAATCTTCAAATGAAGAGGTTGACTTCTAATGGGTAGAAGTGGAGATACATTCATTAATGTTAGAATGGAAGAGGAGTATTACGCTTCTCTTCCTCCTAGCGTTCGTGATAACATGGAGGTTCGTTATGTTAATGTAGATGGTATCGACTACGAGAGTGACGAACAATGGTGTATGTTAAAGAAAGAATCGGACAAATCATTTGCCAAGTTAAAAGATAGAGAGTACGATCTTAGGCACAACAATAAACAGAATGGATAAAAGACAAACGTTAACGGAATTTTTAGTAAAAGAGATAATGCACCACCTTGAGAATAGGGAGTGCATTACTTCTTTCTGCTTGAATGTGAATATGTCACATACTCAATTAAAAGGCTTCCTATCTGGAGGTGTAAGTATTAGACTTAAAAAAGCTGATTCGATATTGAATTACATTAATGAGTTCACTTCTAAATAGCTGGAGGGATTTATATTATAGTACGCAACTTCGATGAGTTTGTTGAGTGGTTTGATTTATTCACCGCCCATAATTAATTTTAACCGCTCATCACATAACTGATTAACTTATAGAATAATATACATATATTTGGCTTGTTAATTAACTAAAAAACTGGACATTATGGCTGACATAACAAAATGTACGGGCGAGGGTTGCCCGATTAAAGAAAGCTGTTACCGATTCACAGCTGAAGCGAGTGAGTTTCAAAGCTACTTCTTTACACCTCCATTCGATGGTGAGACTTGTGAGATGTACTGGGGTAAACAATCGGAATCTATTTACAATCAACTAAAGGAACTTACCACCCATCACGAATAATAACCGCTTATCACAATTTTGAATAAGGTATAGAGTAAAGTATTATATTTGAAGAAAACTAAAGGATATGACGATTAACGGATTCACAGGACTAGAACACTCATTCACTATCTGCTTAGACGATAGAGATATTGAGGTTGCTAACATTGACTACACAATTACAGAAGATGAGATTATAATTAACTCAATCGAATGTGATGAGGAAGTAGAAGGGTTAGAAGATTTAATGCTATCCTACATTGACTGGTCAGCAGTTGAGCAAGAGAAGCTCGACAACTACCATCAGATGCGAGAGGATGAAATGATGGAGGGGTAATCACCCTCCCCCAACTAGAAGAAATACTTAAAAATCAGTAGAGATGGAAGTACCGATTAATTATTATCACTAATTCCTTGCACGTATCAAAATCTTTCGTATATTAGCCGAATGAATGCAGATTGGTTAAGCTACATATCGAAACATCATACTGAATGGGTAAGGCTCGTTAGGTCTTGGGGCTGTAATGATTACGCTGAAGATATAGTACAAGAGATGTATTTACGATGTCTTAACTATACTACTGAAGAAAAGATAGTAAAGGATAACCAGGTGAATAAAGGTTATATTTATTTTACATTACGATCTATATTTATCTCTTACAAGAAACAATCCTCTAAGATTCAAAAGTTATCTATTGATGTCTTGGATGATTTGCCGTTTATAGATAGCATACATTCAGAACAAGCATACGGTGAGTTACTAAACAAAGTAGACGCATCTAAGTCTAATTGGCATTGGTACGATGTTAAACTGTTTGACCTATACCTTACAAGTGGAATGTCAATGAGAGATATAGAAGCTGAAACAAACATTTCACTTACTTCAGTATTCCATACGATAAAGAATTGTAAGGCTAGACTTAAGAAAGAAGTCGGTGAAGATATAGAAGATTATTTTAATAATGATTACGAATTACTATGAACAAACAAGTAGATAAGTTCCTGAGAGAACAACTAGAAACAACAGGGATGCAAATGGTAGAAGCTACCAAGCAAGATAATTTTAACCTAATGGATAATCATTACTTAGCTGCTAAGATGATGGTGATTAATGTATTAATAAACGAGAATAATGGCAAGACCAAAAAGTAAAGGACTAGGTGATACTATCGCTAAGATTACCGAAGCAACAGGAATAGATAAGGCAGTTAAATTTATAGCTGGTGAAGATTGCGGATGCAATGAAAGAAAGAAGAAGTTGAATGAATTATTTCCATACCGTCAGAATCAATGCCTACTAGAGGATGATTATAACTGGTTAGTTGAATACTTCAAAACAACTACTAATGAAGTAACAGCGTCTAAGCAGATGAAAGTGCTTGAGATATACAATAGAGTGTTTCAGATAAAGAAACCGTCTACAAGTTGCTCAGATTGCTTTAGAGATGTACACAATGAGCTTAAGCGAGTAATGAAAGTATATGAAGATGAAATACTACATAGCGATAGTAAATCCTAAGGCTGATGAGAGGCTATGGAAGAAACTGAAAACAAATCTTAATGTTTCGGGTTATAGTTATGTAATGTACTTCGATGAGAGTATTGACTATCTTAAACTTAATGAGGTTAGTAAGGAAGTATTTGAAGAAATGAAGTATTTAGAGAATTAATTAATTAATATTAGAATTAAATGGACAAGCGAAAAAATAACGGTGGACATTCCACTAAAGGAGTAGCTGGTCGTAAGCCAAAAGCAGACGAAGAAAAAGCTAATTACATTTTCTTACAAGCTATAAATAAGTTGTATGACTTAGATAATGATGATGAAGCTAAGACTGCTTTTGCATCTGACCTACTTAGTTTTGAGCGTGGTAAAATGTTTGTTGCCGAACATCTATTTGGTAAACCAAAAGATAAGGTTGAAACTACGTTAAATGTAAATGATTTCAATATAAAGGATATTGTAAAATTCAAAGATTAATCGTATCTTTAGTATATGATAGGAATCTATAAAATCACAAGCCCAAGTAATAAAGTTTACATAGGTCAATCTATTGATATAGAAAGAAGGTTAAATTCATATTTAAAAATGAATCATTGCAAGCAGCAAGTAAGGTTATACAATTCATTTAAAAAATATGGAGCGGAAAATCATAAGTTTGAAATTATAGAACAGTGTAGTGTCGTAATTCTTAATGATAGAGAAAGACATTATCAAGAAATATATAATACAATAGATAAAGGATTGAATTGCTTATTGACAAGGACTAGCGATAAATCTGGTATGATGTCTATTGAATCTAGAAATAAGATGTCAATTAAACTTATTGGTAATTCAAGATCAAAAGGATTGAAGCGCACACAAGAGCAAAAAGATTTAATATCTAATAGAATGAAAGGTAATACACCATGGAATAAAGGTGTAAAAAGAACTGAAGAAGAACTTAAAAAAATGTCATTAAATAGAAAGGGTAAAATGACAGGAGAAGATAATTATATGTCTAATCTAATAGTAAATATTGAAACAGGTATATTTTATTTTGGAATTAGAGAAGCAAGTGATGCTTATGATGGAAAATACCATTCAATGCGAGATAGATTAAATGGTAAAACGAAGAATAAAACTTCTTTTAAATGTTTAATCTAAGCCCTAAATACCAAAGTTTATTTAATGGGGATTCTAGATACTATGTTATTACAGGTGGTAGAGGTTCATCAAAATCTTATAGCGTTAATACGTTCTTATTAATGCTTACCTATGAAGTTGGTCATGTTATATTATTCACTAGATACACATTAACATCTGCTCACGTTTCAATTATACCTGAATTTATAGAAAAAATTGAAATACTAGACAAGTTTAGCGACTTTCATATTACTAAGGATGAGATAATAAATATTAAAACAGGTAGCAAAATTTTATTTAAAGGCATTAAAACTTCAAGCGGTCAACAAACTGCAAGTTTAAAGTCATTAAGTGGAGTTACTTGTTTTATATTAGATGAAGCTGAAGAATTAATGGATGAGGATATCTTCGATAAGATTGATTTGTCTATACGTTCAAAAGACAAGCAGAATAGAGTGATACTTGTTTTGAATCCAGCAATGAAAACACATTTTATTTATAGAAAGTTCTTCGAGAGCAAAGGTATAAATGGAGGTAGCAATTTAATTAAAGGCGACACAACCTACATTCACACAACTTACTTAGATAACATTAACAACCTATCTCAATCATTCCTAAATCAGATTGAAGATATAAAGATTCATAGACCTGAGAAATACCAACATCAAATACTAGGAGGTTGGTTAAACAAAGCTGAGGGTGTTATATTTACCAATTGGTCAATAGGTGAGTTTGTTAATTGTGGTACGGTTGTATTCGGTCAAGATTACGGGTTTAGTAAAGACCCTTCAACACTTATTGAAACCTCAATAGATAAGGCTAATAGAAAGATATACATTCGACTACATTTCTACTTACAAGGACTTACAACCACGCAATTGTTTGAACTTAATAAACAGTATGCAGGTGATAATCTAATAATTGCCGATAGTGCTGAACCAAGACTAATAAACGAACTTAGAGCGAAAGGATTAAACATACTTGAAGCGGTTAAAGGTGCTGGAAGTATTACACATGGTATAGCAATACTTCAAGACTACGATCTAATCATTGACCCTAATAGTATTGAATTACACAAGGAGCTTAATAACTACTCATGGTTAGATAAGAAGTCTAATACTCCTATTGATAACTTTAACCATGCAATTGACCCTATTAGATATGCTGCTACCTATCAATTAGAAAATCCAAACCGTGGCAATTATGCTATCTATTAACAACAGAATTAAACAATTTTAGTTATAATAATATGAATGTAGAAATAGATGTACCGTCTAAACTTAGCGACTTAACACTTGAACAGTATCAGTTATTTATGCGCTTAGTTGATAAGGAAGATTCTGAAGATTTTATCGGTCAAAAGATGATTTCTATCTTCTGTAAGATTAAACTATCTCAAGTAGTGTACTTTAATGCACTATCTACTACTGAAACTATCCAATCACTAACGAATATGTTTGAAGGTGAAAAGAAGTTTATTAATAGATTTGAGCTAGGCGGCAAAGAGTTTGGTTTCATTCCTTGCTTAGAAGATATGTCATTCGGTGAATACATTGACCTAGAAACAAATATAGCTGAGTGGGATAATATGCACAAGGCTATGGCGGTTATGTTTAGACCAATAACAAAGGCTAAAGTTGATAAGTACGATATCGAACCATACGAAGGTACTGCTACTTATTCGGAGGTTATGAAGTATGCTCCTTTAGATGTTGTAATGGGGGCAATGGTTTTTTTTTACAATTTAAGCAACGAATTACTGATGGCTACCCTTCACTCTTTGGAGGTGGAAGCGGTCAAGATGGATTCACAGAAGAGGAACAGTTCAGCAAGTCCTGGGGATGGTATCAATCTATTTACGCCATCGCTAGAGGAAACCTTGCAGAGTTTGAAACAGTTACACGGCTTCCAGTCTTAGCTTGTTTGAACTTCTTAGTGTTTGAAGACCAAAAGAATAAATTAGAACTAAAACGATTAAAGAGAAAGAATGCTATCTAATGTAGAGGATGAGTTAAACGCTTTTAGGAAGCACGTTATTACCGAAGCAAGAAAAAACTTGACTAGGAATAAAAAGAACGCATCTAAGACACTTTACAATGAGATGAGTAGCTTTCTTAAAGTGAGTAAGAATAGCTTTGAGTTAGGCTTTGAAATGCCTATCTACGGTCAATTCCAAGACCAAGGAGTTAGCGGTAAGAAGAAGAAATACAATACACCGTTTAGTTATAAAAGTAAGATGCCACCTTCTAAGATATTTGAAGATTGGATTAAGAGAAAAGGAATAAAGGGTAGGGATAAGCAAGGACGATTCATCACACATAAAACTC